ATAAAAGAAAAAAAAATGGTGGTTTAAGGGCAGGATCTGGCAGACCAAGAAAAGCAGATGAGGTAAGGCTAATAGAAAAGCTAGACAACATCATTGACAATGACGAGGTAATTAAAACACTAGGTCAGCAGATCCTAAAAGGAGACTCTAGAGCGATGTCTTTATACTTTGGGTATAGATACGGCAAACCTAAAGAGTCAGTCGATATAACGTCGTCTGAAGGCTTTACAGTAAACTTTAAAGACCTCATCGAATTTAAGTGATCCAGGTAAATAAAAAATACGCACCTATTAAGAACGCTGATTCTAGATACTTCATTGTAACTGGTGGAAGAGGTTCAGGCAAATCATTTTCTATTAATCTGCTATTAGTCCTACTCACATACGAGGCAGGACATACTATCTTATTTACTAGATTTACATTAGCTTCAGCTTACATTTCTATTATACCTGAATTTATACAGAAGATAGAAGCTCTAAACAAAGAGGCAGATTTTCATATCACAAAAGACGAGATTATAAATAAGCACTCAGGAAGCAAGATAATCTTTAAAGGTATTAAGACCTCATCGGGTGATCAAACGGCAAACCTGAAGTCTCTAACAAATGTTAGCACCTGGGTGATGGACGAGGCAGAAGAGCTAGTAGACGAAAACATCTTTGATAAAATTGACCTGTCTGTGAGAAACCTTAAAAATCAAAACAGAGTAATAATGATATTGAATCCAGTCACAAAAGAGCATTGGATTTACTCACGTTTTTTTGAGGATAAGGGTGTAATGGAAGCTAGTAATTTAACTAAAGGAAACACGACCTATATACATACGACATACTTAGACAACATCGACAATCTATCACAAAGCTATTTAGAGCAGATAGACAATATTAAAACTAGAAGACCTGACAAGTATAAACATCAAATGCTCGGCGGGTGGTTATCGAAAGCCGAGGGCGTTATATTTAGCAACTGGAAAATAGGACAATTTCAAAAGGTAGGCGTTTCTGTTTTTGGACAAGATTACGGATTTGCTGCAGATCCTTCTACTTTGGTTGAGGTAAATATTGATAGTACAAATAAACAGATATATTTAAAGGAATGTTTTTATCTAAATGGACTGACTACTACACAGATTGCAGAACTTAATTTAAAATACGCAGGAAGGGATCTAATAGTAGGTGACTCAGCAGAACCTCGTCTACTATCAGAAATAAAATCAAAGGGCTGTAACGTCGTTAAAGCAATTAAAGGACAGGGATCAATAACATACGGTATTTCACTATTACAAGATTATGACCTCATAGTAGATGAGAGCAGCATTAATTTAATTAAAGAACTAAACAACTATTCGTGGTTAGAAAAGAAGTCTAAGACACCTCAAGATTCCTGGAATCATTTAATCGATGCAATTAGATACTCTGTCTCCTACCAATTACAGAACCCAAATAGAGGAATTTATCACCTGTCTTAAAATAAGTTATTAAATTTATTGTTTATAACAAATAAAGTATTATCTTTGAGTATAATTAAAAATAGAACAAATGAAAGCATCAGAAATTAATAAAAATCTAATTGGTAAAAAAGTTAGTTGTATAAATGTAGGCGAAAGAGTAACTGGAATTATAACAGATATTTATGAAGACGCTGAGCATATAGGTGTAAGAATTAAGCATAATCCTATTCAATGGGGTGCTGATACATTTACAACTTTATTGTCTTTGTGTTGTAAAGGAACAGAATTAATGATAGCAACAGAGGGTAATTTAAAAAATACTCAATTAATTTAAAATAACAACTATGGAATATTTAGTACTATTTATGTGTATTGGATTTTGTGTATTAGCAACATTTATTAACCTTAACAAAGACAAATAATTATGAACGGAATTAAGAGATTTATTAAAACGAAATTAGTAGCATTTAATTTAAAGCCTACTAAAGTGATTATATTACAAACAGGATTAGTGTGCGAACATTTTGCAAATGGTAAAATAAACGTCATATGAGTTGGGACGATTTCTTAAATCCACACGAACAGCCTGAGTTTGAATGTGGAGTTTGCGGAAAACCAATGCACGAAGATAGGGGAACTTGTAGCAATAGCTGCTACGATGCGGATATGATGTAAGCAAAGCTCAGGAAACTTACATCCAAAGGGTGGTCAGAAATGGCTACCTTTTTTTATTTAATTTAATCAGTACAAAGTTTAACTAAAAATACGTTATATATATATGAAAGCAGATTTACTAATACCAAATAAGCTAAGTGAGATTTCTTTAAAGCAGTATCAAAAGTTCTTAAAAGTTCAAGAGAATTACGATAATGATTATTTAATTCAATGTAAAATGATCGAGATATTTTGTAATCTAGAACCTGAAATGGTGCTGCGTTTAAAAGTAGGCGAAGCAGATAAGATAACAAAAATACTAAATTCTATATTTAAAGAAGAGACTAAATTAATAAGACGGTTTAAGTTAGACGGAATTGAATACGGACTAATACCTGATTTTGACGATATGTCTTTAGGTGAGTACATAGATTTAGATACGCACATAGGAAATTGGGACAACATCCTAATAGCTATGAATGTACTATTTAGACCTATTGATAAAAAGATAGGTGAAAAATATACTATAAAAGAATATGACATAACATCAAATGAAAAGCTAAACGAAATGCCAGTAGATATTGTCTTAGGCGCAGTTTTTTTTTTGTACAATTTAGGACTGGACTTATCAAAAACTATGATAATCTATTTGGAGGAACATCAGAAGGACAGTTCAGCTCATCAGCAAATTTTTCACGAAAATATGGATGGTATCAGGCACTTTTCACAGGACTTGCACAGGGGGATATTAGACGACTTGAAGATATCACTCAATTAAATGTACATAGTTGTTTATACTCATTAGAATATATGAAAGAGAAATCAGAACTAGAAGCAAAACAAATAAAAAAGAATTTTAAATAATGGCAAATCAGGGAGTAAGAGGGTTTTTTCAATTAACGGAAACAATTAAAACAGAGTTGTTAAAAGACGTAAATGTTAACACTTGTACTATAGGTGATATTACAGATGTCAATTTAAATAAACAGGATATATTTCCTCTTAGTCATATCATTATAAATAACGTAGTAGACGAAGAGCAAGTCTTAAAATTTAACATTACTGTTTTAGCCTGTGACATTGTAAACCAGTCAAAGGAATTTACTGTAGATAGATTTAAAGGTAATAACGACGTCCAGGATATCCTTAACACGCAACTTGCAGTTCTTAACAGATTAATTCAGAGGTTAAGAATGGGAACTTTATATACTGATATGTATCAGCTAGACGGCAGTCCTACCTTAGAACCTTTCTACGATCGTTTTGAGAATCAATTAGCGGGTTTTAGTGCTACTATGACAGTTATGATTTATAATGATATATACATCTGTTAAATGGCATTTAAACAACTAGAGTCTGTTATGGCTCAATACGCTAAATATGTTATTCAGCAGTCGAAATCAAATTTGACTAAAAACAAACCATACAGTCAAGGTGGTGGAGCTTTGTATAATTCACTAGACTATAAAGTCATTCAAGATAGTGAAGCAATGATAGTCGAATTTATGATGGAAGATTACGGCGTATATGTTGACAGAGGGGTGAAGGGAGTAAACTCTACATATCCCGAAACTAAAAAAGCAAAATCACCATTTCAATATGGATCAGGAACAGGAATAAAAGGAGGTCTTACAAAAGGGATTGACGAATGGCTAAAAAAAAAGAAGCTAAGATGGCGTGATGACTTAGGTCGTTTTATGACATATAAATCTATGCGTTATTTAATAGTTAAGAAAATATACTTTCAGGGACTTAAAGCAAACACATTTTTCTCTAGACCTTTTAAGGCTGGAGTAGATAAATTCGAATTAAAATTATCAAAAGCATTTGCAGCAGACATAGAATCACAAATGGTTTACGGACAAAAAAAATAAAAAATGGCTACAAATTACGCATTACGATCACCATTATACGCAACGGCAAATTATGTCTCAGCAACATTGGGACAATTTAAGTTTAGAATATTAACAGGAACAACAGTATTATATACAATCATAAAACCAGCGTCAAGTGGTGTTGACTGTTTTATAGAGGTTGCTGAATTATTAAGAGATTATTTAAACATAACTTTTGATGGTACAAATTATACACCTCAAAAAATTTCTTTTGAAATAAGAAATACACCACAAACCGCCGCAGGAGTTAATTTAAATTCAGAGGGTTTGGCATTATCAGGAGACGGTTGGGAGGCTTACGGACTATTTACAGACGGTAAAAATCCTGAATTACCATTTGAAAACAGACAAAAACCTACCTGGTTATTGCCTGAAAAATATCCTGTTACTGGAACGCCTAACGATGACTTCTTTGTATATGTTCCTTTTGACGTTGGTGGTACTGTTGCTGGAATATCCTTTGGCGGCGTTGTATCGTTTTTTCCCTTTTCAGATGCAGCCACATCAATAAATCCGTCAACAATAGGAGCGCCATTAACAATTAGTAGAATCGGATGTACCAAATACGGAACAGGACGTAAAATTACATTTATAAATAAATACGGAGTACTACAAGATTTATGGTTTTTCTTAAAAGCTGTTAAAGATATTTCTAGAACAAACGAAAGTTTTCAATCAAATACTCTTACCTCATCAGCAAATTTTTCTCAGACTAATGCGCCAACAAAATTATTTAATACTAGAGCAAAACAAAAACATACTTTATCTAGTGGTTATTATCCTGAATATATGAACGCTTCATTTGAAGAGCTTTTATTAAGCGAGTACGTTTGGTATACTAGGGGTGAAGACAATCAGCCAAATAGCTTAGAAACGATTCCTGTGATAGTTAAAACCTCATCAATAAAATACAAAACAAATTTAAACGACAGTCTAATAGAATACGTCATAGAATTTGAAGACGCATTTGACTATATAAATAACATCCGATAAATGCAGGAACTACAATTATATATAGAAAGTGAAAGGTTAGATTTATTTAAAGATGAGTCTATAACGCTTACGCAGACTATTCAAAATATTAAAGACGTAGCTAAGGTTTTTACTTCGTTTACTCAGACTTTTAATGTTCCTGCTTCAAAGACAAATAACAGGATTTTTAAACACTATTATAATTTTCATATTGTAAATAACGATGATAATTCTATAAGTGGATTTGATGCTAGGTTAAAAAAGTCAGGTAAAATTGAGTTAAATACGATACCATTTAAAACTGGTAGAATAAAATTAGAAGGCGTAGGATTAAAAAACAACTTAGCACATACTTATAAAATTACGTTCTTTGGAAACACAGTCGAACTACCTGATATTTTAGGCGATGACAAACTAGATTCCTTATTATTTGGAAGCTCAGATTATGATTTAGAATATAAAGCGTCTACTATTAGAGCTTATTTAATGACGTCTCAAGGCAATGGAAAATTAATCGTACCCTTAATAACGCATACACAAAGGCTATATTATAGCAGTACTGTATCTTCAAATACAGACAATCTTTTTTTTCAAGGTGGTACAATTCAAGGCGTACCATTTTCAGAGTTAAAATTTGCGATAAGATTATACGAATTAATATTAGAGATAGAAGACAAATACACAGTAGCTAATGGTTATGCAAATAACCTTATATTTTCTAGAGATTTTTTTAATACTGCAAACCCTGCTTTCTACAATTTATATATGTGGCTACATAGAAAGAGCGGTAATGTAAATCCACCTCAACAGGTTATATCATTTACTAGTCCTACACCGTCCTGGACAGGAACACAAACCCAAATCTTACGAAACGGAAACACGATTTTTATACCTTCTACTTTTTTCTTAGATTCAAACGGTCGTATTTTAGATAATGAAATTAAGGTAACACCAGCGACTCAAAGTCAATCTGTCGATTATCAAATAGTCGTATTTCTAAATGGTGCGCAAGTTGCAATATCTTCAAGCGGTACTGGTCAAAGAACTTTAACTTTAGCATCTCAATTTTTAATACCAAATGGTGTTTTAACTGTGAGTCTTTTACATTCATCGGTTATGGTTATTCAAGCTATGGAATGGGAATTTGAAGGTGACTTTACCGTTTCAGGTCAACCAGGTAGAAAGTCATTTACAGACACTTTTAACACTCCTGCAAATTGGACAGCGGCGGCAGTATTTTCTTTTGATGTAAGACAGCAAATACCTGATATGACAATTATATCTTTTCTGACATCAATGTTTAAGATGTTTAATTTAGTTGCTTATTTAAATGATTCAAACGTCATTGTAGTAAGACCGCTAGAGGCTACCTCTGTGTCGTCATTTGTCTCAGGTAAAAACTTTTCTTATTTAACTGATGACGATATAAGCAACGAAAATGCGCCAGTAAATTATAATATTTCAGAATTTGTAGATACAAAAACAAGCGAAGTAAACATAGCTTTACCATATAAAGAAATCGTATATGAGTATGAAGGTCTAGGGACGTTTTTAGCTAAACAGCATAATTAATTATTTGGTAGTGACTGGGGAACTTTAGGATACATCGGTGGTACTGATCCTGAAGGAACAGGGGGTATTAATTTTAACGCCTCTACAGAGACTTATAAAGTTACTGTTCCATTAGAACATATGAAGTTTGAACGTCTAGTAAATGCAGCTAATGGAGCTAATACAGATATACAATGGGGATACTCAGTAAACGAAAATCAACAGCCATTTATAGGAAAACCTTTAATATTTTATGCAATATTACAAACAAGTGCTACACCAATTAGCTTTATAAATACACCGACATCTACGCAATCAACAAACGCATATTGGACACCGTCGAACAGTTTAGTTTTAGGAAATGCAGGAACAAAGCAAAACATAAATTTTAATAATGAGCTAAACGAGTTTACGGGAACTAATACATTTATAGACACTTTGTTTAATGTCTATCACAGTAATTATATAATTGACGTATTTAACACTAGCAGAAGACTAACAAAAATCACTTCATATTTACCGTTAAATATACTATTCAATTTTGAATTAAATGATACGTTTACAATCGGTTTAAATACATATATAATAAACTCTATAACTACCAATTTGCAAAACGGTAAAAGCAGTATGGAATTACTAAACAAGGTATGATAAAAAATATAATAGAAGTACTAAAAGCCGTAAATGGCGAAACGGAAATAATTAGAATAGCTCAAGGTAAATATAAATTAGCTGAGTCTTTTCGTGAAGGATTTAAACAAACAAAAAGACAATTAAAATGGCAGAAAAAATAGAAATTGAATTTGAGTTAAAATACAAAGACGCTTTAAAAAATGTTGATAAACTTGAAAAGGAGTTAAAAGACGTTCAAGAAACAATAAAGAAGTCTAACGAAGAGACTGTAAAAGGTATTGAAGATGTAGAAAAATCCGCTGAGGGTGGTGCAAAGGGTATTAAAAAAGTAGGACTGAGCATTAAGAACATAGCGTCTGCTGTGGGAATAGTTGCATTATTACAGAAGGCTTTTGAATTTGTATCTAATGCCATTCAAGAAAACCAGCAAGTTATGGACGGTTTGAATATAGTTTTTGAAACTGCTCAGATTGTTCCCGGCAGTTTCTTCATTACCTGCCTTAAGCCATCATTGCTGATCAGTTTGAGGGCCTTCTTCAGCGACACCCAGGCACGGTCCCGGTCGGCTTCATCCCATACCCTGTAAATCCTGGT